GTCTAGGACGCCACCAGCGCGGCTTGCCGTGTCAGCCACAGACGCCCCGGTGCTAGCGGTATCCGCTAGCGAGGCAATGCCCGAGGTGGTGCCTGCTTGGCCTGCTGCCTGCAATGCGCCTTGCCCAAAGCCGCCCAGGGCGCCCGTGAGCGCGCCCTTAACCGGATCCTGGCCAGTGGCGGCCGCCAGCCCAGACCCCAGGGCAGCCCCGGTTGCCGCCGATGCAAGCGCGCCGCCACCCAGAGCGCCGGCCAAGCCCGCCGCTGCGCCAGGGACAAAGGGAGCCGCAAGCCCGGCGATAGCAGCCTTGATCTCGGGACGCACGGTGTTTCGGTAAGCGACGTTCTCCGGCAGGTTCCTGAACTCAGCCAAGTCGGCGACGCTTTGCTGATATTCAGCCATGGTCTGGCCGCCTGGGCCCACGTCCGTGCTGACGCCTTGCGCATCACGGGCCGCAAGAATCATGCGATCCATGTCCGGGTCGCCGGTGAGCTCCTGCGCTGCCAGCCCCGTTGCGCCAGAAACGCTAGGTGCGGGCCGAGAGGTAGACGCGACGGTTGGCGAAGGCGCAGGGGCGGAGGAACGAGCAGAAGGGCTCTGATTAACGGCTGCTGCAATGCGAGCAGCGGTTGCAAGCTGATCCTCTATGGAATTGATAGCAGGCGCTGGGGCTTGGTTCTCGGCTGCCCTTCTTGCGGCAGCGATAGCCTCCGGTGTGAGCCTATTCACAGCGGAAGCCACCTGATTCACTAACCCTAGATTTGAAGCGCCGCCGAGGTTGATGGGAGCAAATGGTAGTCCGCCAATACCGGCAGAGCCAAGATTGATATTAAAATTAGAAGCTCTTTGGCCAACTCCAAAAGCTGAGCTAGGACCATAGCCAAAAGATCCGCCCAGGTTGCCAATGCCGCTACCGGAAAGCATGTCTGTTCTCCTTTCTGGCGGCGTTCATCATGGCGTCGTCACCGTCACTGAGCCGAGGCTGCTCACAATCGACACCCCGGTTGGGTAAGTTTGATGCTCGTACAGGTTCCGCCACTGGGTGCCATCGAAAGCCTGGTGAATCATGTTCGTGGTGTTGAAGATGATCGACCCAGTCGAAAACTGTAGCGAGTCCCTCTCGTCCAGATTGTAGTGCGCCGAGAACGAAGGGTCGAATGCCCCCAGGTTGATCTCAAGCACCCGCACCAGGCGGTTAAAGGTGTCCCCTGACACGGTCTGCCCCTGTGCCAGCGGGAGCCGTGTCGGCAGCAGCTTGCTCATCGGCGGCCGCTCGCCTGTATGTCGACCCTAGTCGCGCCCAGGCGCCACTTATACCCTTTCTGGTCTAGCGACGAGGCGTCGTCATCGGACTCAAAGCGCAGGGCCATCTGCCGCGCGCGCGTGCGCACGTTCTTGAATGCTGTGCTCTGCGTGATCTGGGACGTCGAGTCCGTGACCAAGGCTTCGCCCGGGTAGTTACGACGCTTCAGGACGATGTTCATGGCCGGGGTGTTCGATATCGCCGGATCCACCGTGAAGGCCATGTCCGGGATGATCTTCCGCACGAAGGCGAACTGCTCGCCGTCGGCGATGTCGATATCGGCAGACTCGATGAAGACCCCTGTCATGGGATCGCCATCGGCGTCGAAGCCGTTCTCGTGCTCGACCAAGCAATAGTCGCCATCCATGGTCAGCGCGGCCAGGGGCAGGTCATTGATTCCGGCGTCGACCCAGGCGTAGCGGGTCAGCTTGCCGATGCTCCAGGCTTGGTCGAGGTAGTTGTAGGTGACGTAGCGGCTGATCTCGCCCGTGTCGTCCTCGATCGACGGGTAGAAGAACCAGATCTCGTTATAGGCGCTGTTCACGCCCATAACGCACTTGAAGGCCTGGCTCAGGTCGAGGTCATTGAAGACGTACTCTTGAACCGTGCAGCGCAGGCGCTGGACGGCGCCGTTGTAAAAAAAGAAGCCGTTCTTGGATGCAAAGAAGACCCCAGTCGGGGCATTGGCCATGGCCTTGGGGCCAATCAGGCCCGCGCCTTCGTTCACCAGGTTCACGGCGAAGGTCAGCGGGGGGCCGATGAACTGCATCGAGTAAAGGCTGGTGTCGGTCCAGATCAGGACCTCCTGCCGGCTCTTCAGGCCACCGACGATGAAGGACCCGCTCGATAGACGCACAGAGCCCGCGCTGTTGGTCGCCGTGGGCTCAAACTGGAGCTCGTCCTCCTGGTCGGAGAAGGCCACCAGCATGGGGTCCAGGGTGCCCGTGCGGGCGCCGCCAGAGATCGGATCCGCGCCCAGCACGATGAGGTGCCGGTCGGTCTCGGAGGTGATCACCTGCAGGCCCACCGTGGGCACCAGGTTGGCGCCGGATATCTGCGAGAGCTCTTCGGCACGCACCGTCACGCCGCTGTTCTCGACCCAGCGATAAATCCCCGCTCCGCGCGGGTTCATGATCAGGTTCTCGCCGTAATTGTCATGGGTCCAGAGCCGCAGCTGGTTCACCGCGGAGATGGCCGAGGCAGAGCCAAAACCACCAGCGCCCCAAACCCCTACGCCCCAGCCAGAGCTCGACACATAGGTGTCCAGGCCCACATTGATCTGGTACTCGCCCACGACGCTCGCACCGCCGTTGCCGGTATCGGACCCGTCTGCCGTGACCGTGGCGCCCGAGGTGTCCTTGGCGATGATCTCGTAGCTGTCGACGTCGATGATCGCCGAGATCTGATATTCCTGATTCAGGACCGTGTCGGTAATGTTCCCGCCCAGGGTCACCGCGCCGGAGAAGGTCACGAAATCATTGACCACCGCGCCGTGGGCCGTGTCGCTCACGGTGATGGTCGAGGATCCGTTGGTGGCGGCGAAGGTCACATCGCCGGCGGCGGTGGTGCTGCGGATGGGGGTGACGTCGTAATAGGTCTGGCCCTGCTCGACGTAGTATTTCCACGTCGTGCCGACGCCGTTGTAGCGCGTTCCGCCCAGGGAGAGCCAGGGGTGGATTGCCCTGGGGGTGCCTTCGACGCTGTCGGTGCCGAATTTTTGCCAGCCGCCGATCTTCTCCACGCGACCCTTGCGGAAGCGGACTAGGTTTCCGTCAACCCAGCCCCCTTCTGCAGCGTAGTCCGTGGACTCTTTAACGATCCCCGGTTGGAACTCCAGCTTTGACAGCGGCATGGGGCATTATGCCAGCCGGATGATCGCGCCCGTCGCTGTCGGCGTCGGGAACACAATCGTGAAGTCACCCGCCGTGCTGGTCTTGTCTCCGCCAAAGTCGATCGCGGCCACCGCCTTGTTGGCGTCGGTGCTGTTGTAAATCAAGCAGCCCCGGGCGGTAATCGTCGCCGTGGAGAAGGTCAGGTCGTTGAAATCAACCACCGCCGTCGTGCCCGTGGCGAAGGGCGTGACGTTGGTCAGGGTCGAGCCGCCGGCGCTGTAGTTGGTTCCGCTGGCCTCGCCAGTGGTCGTGTACGCCGTGGTGCTGGCGCCCAGGGTGGCCGAGCTCGTGTAGAGCGCGAGCTTGAAGGCGTCGCCGGTGGTATTGGTAAAGTTGTGCGTCCCAACCAGGAGCTCCTGCTTGAAGGACGTGCAAATTGCGGAGGTGATGGCCATGTCAAAGCTCCCGAATGATCTGCGCCAAATCGTTTACCCCGCGCGCCCTCATCTGGTTGCTAAGGGTAACACGGTCGCTGCGGATAGCGCTCCGCATCTCCGCCAAGATTACCTCATAGACCTTGTCCCGGAAAGCTAGCGCCTGCTTACGGACGTGAGGATCCGCGTGCTCCGAAATGCCGCAGATTTTCCTGGTCGCCTGCTCTGCCCAGAACTCGGGAGCATGCCCCCGGTTCTGGGTCGTGGAGACCATGACATTCCCCAGCTGCGGCCCTACCTGATCCTTCATCATCCTCGGTAAGGCTCCGGGGCCTTGGCCACCTTGACGAGCTCGATTTCGCGCTCCTCGATGACCTCGCTGAGCTTCGACCTGGGGCATAGGACCCACTCATCCTGGTGGGGCATTGCGACCATAGGATCTTCTAACCTATGGTAGCCATAAAGCCGCTCGGTCACGCCTACGTTGCTATCGAGCAGGCTAGACCGCGGCGAGGCCCCGATGGCGATCTTGTTCTCCAGGCACTTGGAGATCCAGAACTCCACGCAGGCCCTGCCGGCCTCAGCGAAGTGAAGATTGTGGCTGTAGCTGAAGTCCACGCCGAACAGGTCAATGTGCGCGACCTCCTGCCAGTAGGCATAGGCCACGGCATAGGCCACGGTGTTATTTAGATATGCGCATTTGGCATAAGTAACCACCTCGGCCAGCGGGTACTCAACGGCCCCAGGCACCCGCTCGTCGAGCTCGCAGGTGTAGATAGGCCCCGGATGCACGGGAAGCATCTTCCGCATGATCTCGGTCTGGTTGCCGGCGTCTTCGGTGTCGAGGTAGCGAGAGGGCGGGTCGAGCATGAACACCCGGTCGCATTGGCGATACACCGCCAGCGCCGAGTTGATGCACCACACCTCGTCCCACTGCTTGCTGTTTTCTAGCCCGATCACGAAGTCAATCTGGGATGCTCCCAGGGCGACGATCGCGACCTTCTTCCCCTTTAGGCCCGGATCTTTCTCCATTAAGACACTCCAATCCTCAGTAGGTCATAGCGGTACTCGTCTCGGGTACCGCGGCCCTCGCTGAGGTTCTTCATGCGGGCCACGGCTTCCTTGAAACGGTTCTCCATGGTTCCCACCACATCCGGCGGCTCCTTGAGGAAGATTGCAGCCTCCACAAGGGTGCCGTAGAGCAAGGCCTCCGGGTATTCGGTCGAGAGCAGGGTCGTACCGGCGTCGCCACCAGAGGTGAGCGAAGCCGGCTTGTAGAGGTAGTGCAGCTCGATCGAATAGTCAGCATCCGGGACCGGGGCCAGCTCAAAAGCCGCCTCATCAAACTGCGAGTAATACTTTGGGCGCCCGCGCGTAGCGGTGCCCGGCGCATATTGCTTGATGAAGCTGGGGTGCTTGAACAGCAAATAGTGATAGGTGCTGTCGTCGATCACCGCCAGGCTAAAGGGCGCATAAAAGTCGCTGGGCGTGGCCAGGAAGCGGTTGTTCGTCGACACGTTAGCGGTCACGTTCTTGCGCTGCTCGGGGAGCTGCACAAGCTTGAAGATCCGCGCCTCCGCATTCTGGATCATCTCGTCCAGGTTGTCGTTGAACGTGGTCTCGTCGACCTGCATCCAGTCCTGCACGGCGGCTTTTAGGGTGGCCAGGGTGTAGCTCATGATGTGGTTACCTCCACCGCGCCGACAGTACAGGAGACTGCAAAAGTTTGCAAAATTGTGCCCAGCTTGCCGTCACCGACGTTGGTGTAGACCAGCGGGTAGGCCGTCAGATCGTTGCCGTCGGCGTTGGGATCCGGGCGCGCGTTCTTCAGCGCCTGGGGATCCGCCGGGCTGGGCTTGCGCTCAAGCTGGGGATGCTTTGGAGACCATTGATCCGGCCCAACGAGCAGCCCGTCCCAGGTCTTCTTCATGTCCTTGAGCCGGTAGCGGAACCCGGTGATGTCGCAGATTCCGTAGGCTCGCCTGTTCGATGCGAAGGCCATGGTCAGGCGATGTCATAGCTGCGGAGGTAGGGCGAAACCCGGAAGGATGCCCGCTCCTCGTCCTGGGACATAGCGCGCTGGAACTCTTCTTCGTAGAGCGCCTTCAGCAGCTGCACCTTCTCCGGGGCCCGCTTCAAGGCCATGTAGTAGGCAAGCCCTGCCGCCAGGCAAGGGTAAAAGCGGAAAGGGATCTGCATCGTGTCCGCGGCCGTGTCGGCGTCGTCCATGCGCGTGAGCACGTTGACGTAGACCGTATAGGTCGAGCTCTTATCGGGCACCGGCCAGATCGTGATCGTGGGCGTGATCTGCTTGTCCATCACGAACTGATTCGGCTTCCCGGTCGTGCTCTTGGTCGCCAGGTTGGCGTACTCGGCGCGGCTCATGCGATTCAGGGGCAGGTCCGTGGTGGTCCCGCTGACCGTCTCACGCACAAAGCAATCGAGGACGTCAATCACCGACGTGGGGTTGGTCGAGTCGAGGTTGTAGGACGCCGTGCCCTGGACCATGGGGATCGCATTCTGCTTGACCGTCCACTGGTTCAGGCCACGGTTCGCCCACTCGGCCAGCAGCAGGTTCAGGGACCGTCGAGCAGACTCCAGGTCGTAGCCGGTGCGGAGCTCAAGACCGCACCGCTCAAAAGCCTCCTCGATGTACTCGGCTACGTCGAGCTCAAAGTCCTTGCTGTTGCTGGTCGCCATGTTTCACCCCTACTTGTGCCCGTAGAGCCCGCACTTTTTGCTGGAGGGCGGACGCATTTTACCAGCGGGCTTCTGGTTCACCATGCCGCCTTTGGCCATACGCTTGCAGGCGGATCCGCCCATTTTATAGCCTTTCATTTTCATGACTGAGCCTCCTTCGGCTGCGAATGTTGCCACGTTGGTGGGCTTGCCGCCCACGCCTTGCTTCTTCGATCGCTTCCGCCGGACGGCCGAGGCGACCTCCTTCTCGCTCATGCTAGCTGCCTTTGATGAAGGCACGCACTTTGGATATCCACGCTCTGAATCTTTCGCAGAGCTTCGGCCACACGGTTTGTAGCCACCACTCTTTTTCGGTGCCGAGATATCGACCCACTTTTCTCCAAACCACTTGGTCAGCCCTCCCTTAGGCTTAGCCACGGGGCACCCGGGCCATCTTCTGCTTGCTGGCTAGCATACGGCCAAAGCCCCGGGGCTTCACCATCATGGTGTTGGCGTTAATCTCGCCGCCCTTAGCCTTGCCGTTGCTGTAGGTGCCCCCCATATCCTTGTAGCGCTTGACCATCCAGCCCGAGGCGTAAGCGCTCGGCCAGACATCAAACTTGCGCTTGGCCTCGGCCCGAGCCTTCTTGTACAAGGCTGGGTTGCGTACATTTTTCGGTACGTCGGCCATAGCGCGCTCCTAAAAGATGCCGCCCACCCGCCCACACCGGGCGCGGGGAGAGAGGAGACGGGCGGGGGGCGGCAAACTCACCACTTCTTGCACGACCAGTAGCGTGCTGAAAATTTGTCCTTTGCGGTATCGCAGTTGTGCCGCGCCCGGAAATTGCGTCGCCTCTCAGGATTGCTCTTCTTGATCGTCATGTTCGGGTCGCCGAACCGCACCAGCTTGACCTCGTCTCCCTTCTTGGCCAGGACGGCGAACTTTTTGCTGCCGCCCGAGGTACGCTTCGGCTTGTTA